AACGTTGTGATTTGTAGATTATCTCTTACAGGAATTAATAACCACGAGACCTTTGCGACTGCGGAAGGAACCCCTTTGGGTCAATGAAACCAATATTATCTATTGCGGCATAACGGATTACGTCCACAACGTCTTTAAAACTCTCATCTGGACCATCATTTCCGGTGTATTCTTGAATACCGGCAATGATGTTCTCGCACCGATCGCTCACGTAGAAATGCGGGTGGTTCACCCCGCTAATCGGCTGCTTCGGGTCATACGCCATCTTGCTCTGGATAGCCTGAATACCGTCCTCAATCTCCAGCCCCGGAGCCGGGTAAAACACCATCCCGTTTTCCGCCAAGTCCTCAATGATGCTGCTCGACCCACTCGCCGCCTGATATTTGGCCGCACCCAGCCGAGGGTCAATCAGCCGTGAGGCAATAATTTCGTCTCCCTCCATCCGCCGAATGAGATCGATGTATTCCCGGATGCCGTAGCCAAGCCCCTTGGACCCCTTGCCGCTCGCCCAACGCCCATCCCGCCACTCAGCCCACGGCCCCATCCCCACATCCGGCCACTCCCGGTAAACCCAATAGGTGCCACCGGCATCCACCGCAATCCAGCACATGAACCAGTTCTTCCGCCCAGCCGGGTCCAGCACCATATACCGCGTCACATCCTTCGTCGGAATAGCCTCATGCTTCACCACGTTCACATGCCGGCTAAACAACGGGAAGTTCGTGCTTATGCTTTTGGTCGGGATGCCATAGAAGCGGCATAGGATTTCTTCCTCCGGCCTGCCCTTGAGGTCTTCCGCGATACGCTCATGACCACCGAAGGGGTTGTCTGCTGAGTGAAAGTAGATGATTCCAGCCTGGCGGTTGACGCTGTGCTGAACCAAGGGAACCATACGACCCCCGAGGAGCGGAGCGGCTTTCTCTTTGATGGTCTTGGCTCCCTCCAGATAGTCACGCACAACTTCAGTATAGCCATCCACTGGTGTAAAAGTAACAAGAAGCTTCGCGTTGCGCGTTGCGAGACGAAAGCGCAAAGTAGCCAGAAGCTCAGGGCCAATAAGATACTCGTCGCACCAAGCGCCAATATTGATCCATTTTGCATCACGGCTACCAAGCTCTGCACCTTCGAGGATAGTGTCGTTATTAAGAAATTGAGCATAGGTTTTGAAGATGATGTGACTCTTGCTGCCCGGCAAAATCAGGCTGCTTTTGGAAAATCCGTTCTTCCTAGTATAGCTGATGTTCACCTCTGTCCCCAGCGTCTTCACCCGCATCTCCACCGGCAGGGCGTCGTAAATGGCACTCTGCTGCTGCCGGATGCTCACATCCGCGTTCTGCGCAAAGCACATGATGACGCTGCCGGGGTTCTCAAGAGCCGCCTTCACCACGGCTCTGGCCGCGTAAGATGTTTTGCCGGAATTGTGCGATATAACACCAGCCGCCAGATAGTTATGATAAACCGGAACCGTAAAATCCCACACTACATCTTTACGGAGAAAACAGATTGACAAGATGGCGACATGTGCTATACTATCGTCACTATATGAGAACTGACGCGATAGACTATCCTGTTGATGAAATTGCGAGTCGCATTGCTGCCGGGGAGACCCAGCAGAGCATTGCGAACGATCTTGCCAAGAATCTTGATCCTCGGATAACGGCAAAACTTCTTTACAAGGTTTGCAAGAAGCATGGTATAAAGTGCCAGCGGACTGGCCCTCGTTCTGGTGCCGGCCATCCTGAGTGGAATGGGGGCCGCATCGTTGACCGGAATGGCTACATCCATCTTTATGTGCCAGACCACCCTGAATGTTTGAGAGTGAACGAAAATCGGCGTCAGAAGGCCGAAGGTAAATACTATCGGAAGGAAAACTATATTCAGGAGCACCGGCTCGTAATGGAGAAATACCTTGGTCGCTATCTTCTGCCGACTGAGGTTGTTCACCACAAGAACGATAATCGCCAAGACAATCGAATTGAGAACCTTGAACTATTTGACTCCAACGCAAAACATCTCGCGGAGACGCTTCGCGGAAAATGCCCGAAGTGGACGAATCAGGGCTTTGCGCGAATGAGGGCTGGTGCGCTGCTGAAGTCGTATGCTTCGTCCCGCAAATGCTCATTCCAGCAGTTAGCGATTCTACTGCTTGCCATCCAGAAGGAGTTAGGACTCGATGCGCCCCCGAGCAAGATAGAGTTTGACCATTGGCTAGAGAAATCTGGTATAACGCCTGAACAGGCTTTTGAAAAGGCTTCTCAGCTTCAGCCACCACAAACTGACCAGTAGTTTCATCCCAAGCAAAAACATGAAAGTCCTCCGTGATGGAATCCACGCGGAGGCTTTTTTGTGCCACAGGATCAAAGATTTGCTGCTCACCGGCCAAACATCTGTTTCCTCCTGAGACCAAAATTTCATTGTATTCCCCTAGCAACTCGTCCGCAAAGTCCCAATGTGGCAATACAAACCCATAACGATACGGGTCTCGCTCGGCGTTGTAGATCGCCTCATGGTAAAGCTCGTGAAGCTCCATCAGCTTCTGCGGCTCCATCCGCGCCATCTCCTCCACGGTCGGCGGCACAAGCAACGGATGAGATTTCCATGTCAAGCTCATGGCATTTCTCCCTTAACCGAAGCCTCAAGAAATATGACCCGAACACCGTCGAAACAGTCCTCTTTTGGTTTTTCAAAAGAAACGCTTTTCCAGTCTACCTCACCAGCGTCCCTATCCACAGACGCCTTTAGTTTGTCAAGCAGCGCAAGCATCGCCAGTTGAAGCTCGGCCTCGCTTGTGATTCCAACACAAACGATTGTTTCGATCCATTCCGCATCACGCATAGTTATTTTCATGGGCCAAACATTGCCTCCTCTTGCGCCTCGATTGAAAGCACATGGCGCTTAACCTCATTTACATCCACCCCAAAGAACGCCGCATACGCCGGGTCAACATCCATTCCGGCCTCAACACAGTAAGCAAGGCTGCTTTGGTGAATCTTGTAATGCTTACCAAGCATTTCTATAGCTTCTTCTGGGGTATCCACACGAAAACCATCAGAAACACAATTGCTGCCCCACGGCTTTTGCCACGACCGTTTATGGCCCTTACCATAGGGCGCGTGCCAGCCCCATCCGCAATCCCAAATGCTCTTAAAAGCCCCAGAAAGGGCCTGTCCACTCATCTGATGACGATAGTGTTCAACCGGGCAAAAACCCTCCGACCAATTGTAGTCAAATCCCATATTCACGCCCCTCTGTCACCACCGGCTTCCAGTGAACAAACAAATCCACCCGGCAAAGCTCCTCGCCAAGCGCACGTCGCTTCTTGCGCCCATACCAAGCCGCCCCTACCTCCCGCCCCTCCGCAGCCAAGGCCCGCCGCAACGCGGCAAGGCAAGACCTAGCCGAAAGCCCACAAACGACAAGGTGCTTGTCAATTGCCGTGGTACCCTTCCATCCCTTTGCTCGCTTAATGTTCATAAAGTCGCCTCCGTAACCACCGTAGCCTCAACCGCCACGGCTTCCTTCTGCAACGCCGCCCGCGCCTCCGTAATCGCCGCCATCGCATCCGCCAGCGACGGCTTCCCGCTCCGATGCTCAATGACCGTCTTGTTGTTCTCCCCCAGCGCCTGGAAGCTTTTGTCCTGCTCCACCGCCTTGGCCACCGCCAAGTCCTTCAAGCTCGTCTTGGCCAGCATCTCATCATCATCCGCCAGCATCTTCATCTTCTTCTTCATCAAAAGCCGGATGCCCTCCGCCATCTCCCACCCATCCGCCGCCAACTGCTGCCGCCTGACCTCCAAGGCCGTCTCATGCCGCGCCTTCAGCCCCACAATGGCGTCCCACCCCAACCCCGTCTTCTCCCGCACATAATCCGCCCCATGCCCCTGCAACAGCAACTCCAGAGCCTCCACACTCTCCTTCGGATATTTGTTCTCCACCTTCTTCGGGTTCCCCACCACCGCCTCCCGCGCCACACTGGCCACCAACACCGGCTGCACATACTCCGTCAACAGCTTCCCTTTCTTGGGCTTAATGTTCTTGTCCATGTTAGTAGAGGTTCTTCAAAGCACCACCAAAGTCCCAGCCACCCCGAGCCGCCATCATAGCCTCAACAGCATCCGCCTTAGACGGGCGACCACCCGGCTCAACGACCGTCTTGCTGTCTTTCCCGTGCTCCCCCAGACCACGAACAAGGTCCCGGATTTCAATTATAGCCGCAAAAGCCTCTGCCTCGGAAACGGTGTTCTTGTTGCTCATTGCCCCGCATCTTGCCCACACTGTAAAACACCTGTCAAGCTCTTTTCTTTACACACCTCCTCCCCGTCCCCACCGTCACCCTCAAACTCCCCGTCATCATCTATCCACGGCAAATCCCCATACGGCCACTCCCCACCATGTTCATTGTCTTCCATCCCCCCATCCTACACCCGCTGTCAACCCCCACCCCCGTTTCTCCTATGAGAACCTGAGCACAGCCCCTTTTTCACCAAAACCCTCTTTTTTTACACGCCCCACATCCCGCTATCCACCACCACCTTAACCCCACCCTCAAAAATAACGCTTGACAGACCCGCGAATGAATATTTTGGTTACCATTGAGGTTGCACGGGGACACACAGTGACCCCGGCAAGGGCGGCGAAAGCGGATACGCCCTTAGTTTACTACGTAACCCCAAGAGCCCCTTTGCCCTCTCAATTTTAAAAAGCACCCCCCCCTTTACAAATAATTTTTAAGAGTCAACGGGAGCAATCCCAATAATCTCCAGACTCCCGGGCTCGACCCCCTCCCCCCGGCCTAGGCAGTAGCCAGTGAGCTAACTGTGATACAAAGGATACACTGACTCCAAAGGCTCCAGCTAATCCATACTAGGTTAGTGGGAATTAGGGAGAACGGGGTGGAGGTATTCCACAAGATTCCACGAGGTTGCCAAGGGATGCACATATCACGATAAGATGATTGGAATCACGTTAAAATGTTAGGATGCTAATTAGCTTGGGCCAAGGTTTAAGTTAGAAGGAATACAGAGTTTGCCGGGGTCAGGTGTAAAGTATGTAAAGAATTGAAAATGCTGTGGGTTATGGGCTGAGGCTATGGTGATATGGACTATGGCTGCAAATGGCCTGTAATGCGGTTTGTAGGGTGTATTCCCTATGTGTCAAGGTGGGGAGATTGCTCAATTTGAGTAGGGAATGAAAGATGTGGGGAATTATGGGAATTAGCTTGAGGTTGGGGCGTGCTCTGTCGTATTGTGTGGGTATGGAAAACGAAAACAATGAAATGAATAGCCCAGAGGCCTTGGAGCTTCTGTCCAGCATTAAGAGCATTTGCCCGAATAGTTGGGCCATTTGCACGGATGGCAGTGTTGAGACTTTAGAGGAGCTGCGGGAGACCTTGGCTGCGTTGCAGGCTTCTGAATAATCCCCAACCAAAACACAAAGGAAACAAATCCCATGAACTCCCGTCCATTCCCGTCACATTCCCGGCCCTTTGCGGCCCAAGCGGCCCAAGCTACCTTTGCCGACTATAAGGCTGCCGTAGGCCGTTATAGCCAGCTTGCAGGCCGCTATCAATCGGAGCTGCTGGCCATGTATCGGTTAGAGGTTAGTCCTTTGAAGGCTGCTATCCACCTGTTTCTTATTCACAATCGGTAAAACAACATTAACACATAAAAACCATGAGCACCCAATCCACAAACACCCAACCGCCCGCAGCCGGCCAAGCTGCGCAAACACCGTTTGCCGTTGCTCTTCGCCTTGCCGATCAAATCAGCAACCTCGATATGGACTCTGCAACCAAGGAGCGCGTTGCCATGACCAACCTTATATGCGCCGCAATCGATGGCCGGGACCGCAAGCACAACGCCAAGATTGCCGCGCTTGTGGAGTCGCTGGAAAGCCTGCTGTCTGCCGATGACGCGATTTGTGAAAATATCGGGCTTAAATCGGATCAGGCGATGATGCGCATTGCTGCTCTGGACCAAGCCCGCGCCGCCCTTGCCCTCGCCAAGTCCACCCAACCCTAACCGCCTGCAAAGGCACAAAGAAAAAGAAAAGACATGAGCACTACCACAGAA